CACCCCCTCCCTACGGGTCTGAACACCGCTAGGGGTTGATACACCCATACCTAATAAAAGGTGGTATCTATTACTTGTGTAACCACCATTTACAGTTTTTCTGTGTTCTATTTTTATATAGCCTAGTTCTTCAAACTCTTTAATAGTTTTTTGTATACCTTTCGTATCTTTAAGACCTATTATCTTGGCTATATGACCGTAAGATGGATAACAAGTACCTTTCTCATCAGCATAGTTACCTAATATTACTAGAATTAGTTTTTTTGTTGGAGTCAAGTCGTTTGTCTTCAAGGCGTAATTGAGGTATTCAATAGACATATTTATTCCTAATGATTGTAAGGGGAAGGTGTAAAAAAATTCTTTTCAATATATTAAATCACCAAGACTTTATATACCTGATACGCGTTACAAGTCTATCAGTTATATCTTTAAGTCTTTGATCTTGCATTGTCGCGTCTGGATTTGACATTCCATTAACAGAACAGTCAATATCAAAACAATCTAGTTTTTTGTTAACATTACAAAAACTGCTCCAACAATTACCTATAGGAGCTTCATAATTGGCAACTGCTAATTTTGCATGTAAGACCATATTTTTATTGTAATCATATACATCTGTTTCAAGACTAGTTACATACAAAGCCATTCTACGAAAGTATTTACTTAGTATTTTAATTTCAGAATTTGTTAAAGGCTTCTCTTCTTCGTTATATATCTTCATGACTAGAAAACCCAAACACTCGTTAACATAATTTTCAATTTCGTTTTTAAAATAATTCATTTTATTTAATTCCCGCTATTTAAAGCCTGTCATTTTAATTAAGTGAGCCACCAGTAAATTCTGACGGCGTACAATTATTATTAAGTATGCGCCTTTAAATTCAAAAAGAAAACCCCTTTTGGAATAATATCTAATTTATTTTAAGAAAAGTGTTATTTTTAAGCGTTTTTGGAATATTATTCTGATAAGATATGATAAATAATGAACATTAAAACTCAACAAACAAAACTTACTGATACAAAGAAGTTAAAAATACGTAATGATTTTGTTCACGGACTTGACGCAGAAGATAAAAAAATATTTCCTACGCTTGATGAATTATGCAAAAAATATAAGGTTGCAAAAAGCACAGTTTACAGAGTTGCAAGAACTGAAGGTTGGAAATTACAGAAAGAGCAACTTCAATCTGAATACATAAAACAGTTAGATAGAAAAAGAAGTAAAGATATGGCTAACAAGTCATTGAAAACTGATGATAGGACTTTACAACTCGCTGATGCAATATTTGTTACTATTGCACAAACCCTACAACAAAATAATCAAGAATTACAAAAAGGAAAAAAGGGATTAGCACCACAAGGCATAAATGCAATAGCACAAGCTGTTTCAATAGCACAAAGAGTTTCTAAATTGGCTTTAGGAGAAGCGACACAAAAAATAGATGCAACAATCAACGAAAACACAAACGAAGCGTTCCGAAGAGCTATGGAACTCCTTGACGAAGTTGAAGACAGCAGAGTCAGAAGCATACAACCTACGCATTAGTTGGCTTGAAACTGCTAGAGATAAACAACTACAACCTAAATATATAAAGCATTATATATGGCTAATATTAGCAGGTAGAGGTTGGGGAAAAACAAGAACAGGTGCGCAAGACACTGCGTTATTTGCACTTAGAAACCCTAATAGTATATGTGCTGTAGTAGCTCCTACACATGGCGATCTTAGGAGAGTATGCTTTGGAGGTCCTTCTGGTTTATTATCTATCATACCTAAAGAATGTTTACTAGAGTCAAAAGATCAGAAAGGCTATTCATCAAGTGTATCAGAAATAAGATTATTTAATGGCTCTAAAATAACTGGATATGCAGCATCAGAACCTGAAAGACTAAGAGGACCTCAGTTTCATAGAGCTTGGTGTGATGAAGTAGCTGCATGGCGTTACCCTGAAGCATTTGACCAGTTAATGTTTGGTCTTAGATTGGGAGAAAATCCCCAATGCGTTATAACCACTACTCCAAAGCCTAGTAAATTAATTAAAGACTTAGTTAAAAGAGAAGATTGTTACGTAACAAGTGGGTCTACATTTGAGAATGAAGCTAACCTTGCTGACAGCGCTCTGAAGATGTTAAAAGAAAAATATGATGGCACTAACTTAGGAAGACAAGAGCTATATGCAGAGATTATAGATGCCTTTGAAGGAGCTTTGTGGAAGCCTGAATTAATAGAAAAAGCTAGAGTTCAAGATAAGCCTACCATGTCTCGCATTATTGTAGCTATTGACCCTGCTGTAACTAATAATCCTGATAGCGATGAAACTGGTATAGTAGTAGTTGGCAAAGATGCTAATAATGAGTATTATGTAATAGATGATATATCAGGAAAGTATACTCCTGATGGTTGGGCGAGAAAAGCTATCAACTCTTATTATGATTGGCAAGCTGATATTATAGTAGCAGAGGTTAATAATGGCGGAGATTTAGTAGAGAAGATGCTTAGAAATATAGATCATAATGTTTCTTATAGAAGCGTTAGGGCTACGCGAGGTAAAATTTTAAGAGCCGAACCTGTATCAGCGTTATATGAACAAAGAAGGGTGCACCATGTAGGTGTTTTCCCTCAGCTAGAAGAACAGATGTGTAGCTATACAGGAGAAGCTAATACTGGCTCACCTGATAGACTTGATGCCTTAGTGTGGGGTATAACAGAATTATCTAAGTCTAAAGGACAAGTAAACTGGAGAATAAGCTAATGGCACAACGAACATTTCTACAAAGATTGTTTAATATAAAACAAGAACAAACTAAAGCATCAAACATGATGGGATATTTCGGAGTGAACACCGAAGAAGCACGACAATACAAATATGAAGATTTAGCAAAAGAAGGTTATCTTAAAAATGCTATTGTTTATAGATGCGTCAATGAAATAAGTAAAGGAGCAAGCGCAGTTCCTTTGCTGTTAAAAAACGGAGATGATAAAGTTGAGGATCATGAATTATTATCCTTACTTAACAGACCCAACCCATTACAATCTTATTCTGAATTTTTTAATAGTCTTTTTGGCTATGTACTTCTTAGCGGCAACGCTTACATTCTTAAAGTAGGTGGTGAGAATGGTGCTCCAAAAGAACTACATCAATTAAGACCTGATCGTATACAAATAAAAGGTAGTGGAAATGCAATACCTGATAGATATGAATATGTGATGAATGGTAGAGTTCATGCTACATATCCAGTAGACCAAGTAGACGGATACAGCGAAGTTAAGCACATTAAGTTATGGAATCCGTTAGATGACTATTACGGACTATCTCCAATGAGTGCTGCTGCTGTAGAAATAGATCAATTCAATATGTCTAGTAAACATAATGTGAACCTATTACAAAACGGAGCAAGACCAAGCGGAGCTGTAATATTTAAGCCACAAGATGATGCAGGTTTCGCAGTAAATCTAACTGAATCTCAAAGACAACAACTGCTTACTGATATGAACAATAGATTTGCTGGAAGCAATAATGCAGGAAGACCAATGTTGCTAGAAGGTGATTTTGATTGGAAAGAAATGGGTCTTTCTCCTAAAGACATGGACTTTCATCAATTAAAAAATATGGCTGCTACTGATATAGCTTTATGTTTTGGTGTCCCTAGTCAGCTTGTAGGCGTTCCTGATAGTCAAACTTATAGCAATGTAGCTGAAGCAAGGTTAGCTTTATATGAAGAGACCATTATTCCACATCTTAGAAAGATAGCATCAGACCTAAACGAATGGTTAGTGCCTATGTTTGACGATAGATTAAAATTAGAGTTTGATATTGATTCTATCCCTGCATTGTCAGAAAGAAGAAAAAGAATTTATGAGAATGTTGCAAGCGCTGTTAGAGAAGGCATTATGACGCGTAATGAAGCTAGAGAACAACTTGGATTAAATTTAATAGACGGAGCTGATGAGCTTTACATATCAGCAAATATGTTTCCTTTAACAGATGAGACAGTTGAGACTCCTGACAATCCTGTTAGTGATGAAGATTTAGAAGATTATCAAGATCAAGAAAATGTAGAAGAAGACGATAAAAACATAGATAAAGAGCTTATTAATATTTTAAAAGCTATAGATGATATAGACACTACGCCAACAGAAGCGATGGCAACTGAAGCTCAAAGAGGTTTAAACTGGAGAAGGGAATTCAAAAGAGGTGGCACGTCAATCGGTGTTGCTAGAGCAAATCAACTGGTCAATAAAGAAAACTTATCCTCTGACACTGTGAAAAGGATGTACAGTTACTTTTCAAGGCACGAAGTAGATAAGCAAGGTCAAGGATTTAAAAAGGGTTCAGAAGGCTATCCAAGCGCAGGTAGAATTGCATGGGCTTTATGGGGTGGTGATGCAGGATTTGGATGGTCTAGAAAAGTAAGAAATCAAATAGAGAATGAATTAGATGGTAAGGCAGAAGCAGGAAGTCTAAAAGTTGGTGATATGGTTTCTTGGGATAGTTCAGGTGGTAGAGCTAGAGGCAAAATAACTAAAATTGTTAAGACGGGTAAATTAAACATACCTGATGTTGATTTAACATTGAACGCGACAGATGAAAACCCTGCTGCACTTATAAGAGTATATCAAGGTGGCGAACCATCAGATGTAATCGTAGGACATAGATTTGCTACTCTTAGAAAATTGTAATGGAGCCATCGCAAAGAAGATTTAATACATTCCGTATTGGTCGGGTAAATGCGAGACAAGAACTTAGAAAACAATTATTAATCAGAAATAACCTAGAGAAAAGATTTTATAAAAGATTAAACACATTGTTTAGAAAGTATTTAAATACTACTTTATATTTATATAAAGAATTCGGTGTATACGAAGCTGAAATAACACAAAGAAGACTTAACGAAGAATTTATGCCCTTAATACTTTCACATTACAGAAGAGTGTTTACAGTAATTTATAAAAATAACGAAGATAACTACATACAAGAAAGAAAAGCAGCAGAAGCTTTTATTTTTGGGAGGAGCGTTGACTTTGAAAGTTTAGTTGAACAATACTTTAATGATCGTCAACTTATATTAGTTGGGATTACTAACAGGATAGCTACAAGAATTAGTAATCTTATAGAACAAGGTAGAGCAGACAATTTAACATTGCCGCAGATTGCAAAACTAGTTTCAGATAAATTTTTGCCGATAACTAGAAGCCGTGCTGCTCTTATAGCAAGAACAGAAACCCACAATGCTGCAAGTTTTGCTAATCATTCTTACCATTTAACTCTTGAAGAAAATACAGGTATGAAGATGTTAAAAAAATGGGTAGCTACTAATGACATTAGAACAAGACCAGCGCACTCTAATGCAAGCGGTCAAATTGTAGATATCAATGAAAATTTCACAGTAGGTGGTGCGCCAATGAGTTATGCAGGAGACTCTAAAGGTGGTGCAAAAAATGTTATTAATTGTAGATGCGTTATCGTTTATGTTGATGAAAGAGATATAGAATAAAAAAAGGCTCAGTTAAGAGCCTTTGATTAATATTGTTATTTTATATGTAAATAATGTTGTTTAAATCTTTTAACCACTTTTCTTCTATCTTTGTAATATCAAAGACCTTTCCAAGCTCATCAGTTTGAGAAGCATTTATAATTGCTGTTTCATATTGTGTTATGTTCCAAGCATCCCATTCAAAACTTGCATCATAGTCAAAAAGATACTCGGCAGCTTCATCTTCTCCTAGGCTGGTTATGTTCTCTAAATCTCCCTCACCTATAGTAATGCCATAGTTTTCAAACTCAGTCTCACATCCATAGCTGATAGGTGCGTTATTCTTTAGTACAGCAGCATAACTAGGTTCTAAAAGAGCTTTAAGCCTTTTCATATTAACAATTTTTTGATTATCTTTGTTTACATGCTTGGCTTGTAAAAACTCTACAGTTCCACCATCAAAACCTTTTAGCATTTCTATAACTAAAGGTATGTTGTAACCCCAGTCATGTATATCTTCATGATTGTCGTTAAGCCAATGGTCGTAAGCTGAATGTCTAAACATCACCTTATTTTTCTTGGCTTCTTCTAGTATTGTTATTAGTAGCGGTTTCATTACGCCACCTCTAAATTTTGCCAAAAAACAACATACAATGTCTCTTTTTGTGCTGTATCATCATTATAACAAATATCATATTCTTCTATAGCAATATCCATTAGGCTACCTATAGTTCCTTCA